AAATACAAGTTGTAATTTCTTTTTCAATAATGGAAGTACAACAAATGTAATCACAAATTACAATGTAATAGGTCAAGACGTTAAATATCAAAATGAAGATAACACTTTAAATTTCGGTTTGGAAATTAGTAGTTATCTTTTGGAACCAGTTTATAACACATTGTTTCAAAATTACTATTTTGACTATTTAAAAAACTTGTATAATTTAAAATCAAGAATGGTTAAGGTTTCACTGCGATTACCTTATTCAGAATTGATTAATTTAAGATTGAACGACAGAATTGTCATTCGTGACAAAAGATACATTATAAATACATTCACAACAAATTTAAAAACGTTTGAAGTTGAAATGGAATTAATACAAGATTTTAGAAGTATAAATTTCAATAATTCAAATTTTCAATTGTTAGATAATGTCGGAAAAGTATTTAGAATTAACACCACATCACGTGAACCTTTAGAGTGGGAAATTTTAGACAATCCAATTGGACAAATTATTTCTGTAACAAGTGGCGAAGATTATGTTGAAATTGAAATGCGTGGTAATTTTACTGGTGTTATGCAAACAACAAGTGTTCGAAGTAATAATAACGATATAATTTTAATTACACAAAATGTATAATTTACAACAATTACTAAAAATCGCACAAGATTTTGAACAAAACGAAATCATTGCAAGTGCAAAAGGAAAATACCAATTTCCAAAAACTTTTAAACAAATAATTAAATTAGCAAAACAATGGCAATTGAAAAAGTAATTGACGTAAAAATACAAAGCGAACAAGCGGAAGGTGCGGTAAAATCTTTAAAACAACAATTTCGTGAGGCACAAAACGAAGTAAACGAATTAAGTCTAAAATTCGGTGCGACATCACAAGAGGCGGTCAATGCCGCAAAAAAAGCGTCTGAATTAAAAGACGCAATCGGTGATGCCAAATCTTTGACAGACGCATTCAATCCAGATGCAAAATTCAAAGCATTAAGTTCTTCATTGTCTGGTGTTGTTGGTGGATTTGCAGCCGTTCAAGGTGCAATGGGGCTTGTTGGTGTTGAATCAGATGAAGTTGAAAAAACACTTTTAAAAGTTCAAAGCGCAATGGCTTTGTCGCAAGGTTTACAAACTATTGGCGAAAGTGTTGATTCATTCAAGCAATTAAGTGCGGTAATTAAATCAACAACTATTTTTCAAAAAATAGCAACTGCCGCACAATGGCTTTGGAATGCGGCAATGTCAGCAAATCCAATTGGTGCGATTGTTGTAGCAATCACCGCACTTATTGTTGGTGGTTACGCATTGATAAAAATGTTCAGTGAAAGTTCAGACGCAAACGAAAAATCAGCCGCATCAATAAAAGCAAATACAAAAGCGCTTGAAAATCAAAAAAAACAAGCCGAAAAAAGTGCTTCAAAATTACAAGAATATAATAAATATCAATATGATATGGCGAAAGCCAGCGGTGCGAGTTCGGAACAATTAAGAAAATTGGCATTAAAACATAAAGACGAAGAAATTGCATTAAATCAAAAAAATGCAATGTTAGCACGTTCAACATTTTTGCGTGAACGTGATACTTTGGCATCATTAAAAAATTCAGATGCTTCAGACGAAGTCATCAAAGCACAAGAAAAATTAACGCAAGACACTTACAAAGAACTTGAAAAACAAAGAAATTCTTTTTATAAATCAAAAGAAGAAAAGGTTGCACTTATTAGACAACAAAATATTGAAATAAAAACCGAACAAACAAACGCAAATAAAACTGCAAACGAAAAAGCAAAAGAGGCAAACGAAAACGCAAAAGAAAAAGCAAAAGAGGCAAAAGAACAAAGACAAAAAGATTTTCAAGAATCATTGAAAGATGAGGAATTGTCTTTTGAAGAAAAAAGAAAATTAATAAACAAATCAACTTTGTTTGATGCTGAAGAAAAAAAGAAACTTTTAAAAGAAATTGACAAAGAAGAAAAAGAGAAAAAGAAAGAAATTGCAGAAAAAGAAAAACAAGAACTTCAAAAACAAAAAGACGCTTTAAAAGCAATTGAAGAAAAAACTGCAAATGAAATTGAAGACTTAAAAGCGAAAACGGATCGTGAAAAATTAGAATTACAAAAACAACGTGATTTGGAAGAATTAGACAACGTCAAATTGTCTGAAGAAGAAAAAGCAAAAGCACGTTTGGAAATTTTAGAAAAGTACAGAATAAAAGGCGAAGAACTTGACGCAATTGAAGCGGAAAAGAAAACGCAAACTGACATTGAAAAAAAGCAAAAGGAATTAGAAGACCAGACTTTGACTTTTGACGAACGTCGTGCAATTCTTGACGAACAAAACGCAATCATAACTGAAGGCGATTTCAAGACTGAAGAAGAACGTACAAAAGCAAAAGACGCAAACGTAAAAGCAAGAATTGAACTTGACAAATTAGAAGGAAAAGCAAAAATTGAAGCACTCGATGCCGTTTCTCAAACATTAGCTGGTGCGTCTGAATTGCTTGGAAAAGAAACTTCGGCTGGAAAAGCAATGGCAATTGCAAGTGCAACAATTTCGACGTTTCTTTCTGCACAAAAAGCGTATGATGCAACGGTTGGAATTCCTTATGTAGGTCCATTTTTAGCACCAATAAACGCTGGACTTGCAATTGCATCTGGTATCAAAAACGTTAAGTCAATTTTATCTGTAAAAGTTCCAGGCGGTGGCGGTGGTTCTTCAGCACCTTCGATTTCATCAAGTGCGACTGGCGGTTCTACTTCAGCACCACAATTCAATGTTGTTGGAAATCCTGGTACAAATCAACTTGCATCAAGTTTAGGAAATGCAATGCAACAAAATCCGATTCAAGCATACGTTGTTTCTGGTGCGGTTACAACTGCTCAATCTTTAGACAGAAACATCATTCAAAATGCATCGATAGGATAAAAAGTTTATAACAAAATAACAAATTTTAATTATTATTATATGGAAACATTCGAAGTAATTTTCAATGAAGGTCAAACAGATGGAGTTTTTGGTATTTCTTTAGTAGAAACACCAGCAATCGAATCAAACTTTATTGCATTAAGTAAACAAAAGCAAATTAAATTGTCAACTATTGACAATGACAAAAGACTTTTACTTGGTGCGGTTTTAGTTCCAGACTTGGAAATTTACAGAAATCAAAATGGACACGAATTTTTTATTAAGTTTTCAAAAGAAACGATTCGCAAATCGATGGAAAACTTTTTTAAACAATCGTATCAAAAAAATTCATCATTAGAACACGACAAAGAAATTGAAGGTGTGACTTTTGTTGAATCTTGGATAAAAGAAGACGACGTTCACGACAAGTCAGTTCAATACGGAATGAACGAACCAATTGGCACTTGGTATGCAACAATGAAAGTTGATAACGATGTTATTTGGAATGACTACGTTAAGACTGGACAAGTAAAAGGATTTTCTATTGATGGAATGTTCGATTTGGAAAAAATCAATTTAACACAAACAAATATGAATTTAACTGAACAAATTACAAATGCAATCAAATCTGGATTTGATGCGGTTTTGAATAAGACTGAAAAAGTCGAAATCGAAATGGCACAAATGAAGTTGATTGACGGTGTTACTATTTTGGAAGCGGAATCATTCGAGGCTGGTCAACCAGTTTTTATCGTTGCAGAAAATGGCGACTTGATTCCAGCACCAATTGGAGAACACGAACTTGAAGACAACAAAATCTTGGTAATTGTTGAAGAAGGGATAATTGCTGAAATCAAAGAAAAAGAAGAAGTTGAAACTGAAGAAGAAGAAGTTGTTGAAGAAGAAGTTGCAATGTCTGACGATGCAAACGAAAAATTGACAAACTTAATTAAAGAAATGATGATGCAATTTTCAAAACAAGTTGGGATTGAAATTGAAACAATCAAAACTGAATTAAACAAAAAAATTGAAGAAATTAAACTTTCAAAAGAAGTTAAATCTTCATTAAAATTTACACCAGAAATCAAAGAAGAAGTTTCTGTAAATTTAACAAAAAAACAAAGAATTTTAAAAAACGTTAAAAACTTAAATAACTAAAAAATGGCTACAACAACAACGGTAACATCAAACTACGAAGGCAAAGCGGCTGGTGCAATAATCGGTCAAGCATTCAAAGAAATTGACACAATCGCAAAAAACATTGTGACAATTGCTGAAGACGTAAACTTCAAATTATCATTAAGAAAAATTCAGTACACTAACGGAACGACTGCATATTCTTGTGGATTCACACCAGCGGGTGCAATGGTTTTAAACGAAAACACTTTAGAACCTAAAAAATTCAAAAACGACCTTGACGTTTGTAAAGAAGATTTCAGAGCAACTTGGTCTGACGGAATTATGGGTGCAAACGCATCAAATCCAAACGCACCAGCTGACATAATGGAAGCAATTCAAATGGAAGTTTTAGGCGAAATGGCTGAAAAATTAGAAACTGACATTTGGCAAGGTTCAGACGCAAACGCTGACGAATTTGACGGATTCATCACTTTATGGACTGCAGACGATGACATTATCAAAGGTGGAAACGGATTGACAAATCCAAGTGCGGTTGTATCTGAATCAAACGTTTTAGATTCTTATTTAAAACCAGCATTGAACGCTGTTCCTTACGCATTAAGACGTAAAGAATTAGTTGTTGCGGTTTCACCAGACGTTGCACAAATGTATGCTTTTAAATTAGCAACTGCGGGTGTAACTAACGGATTAGGAAACACAGATTTCGCATTGTCAATTGGTCGTTATGCAATCGAGGTTGTAAACGGATTACCAGACAATACGGTTGCGGTTTTCGAAAGAAAAAATCTTGTTTTCGGAACTGGTTTACTTGCTGACTACAATACATTTGCATTAGTTGACGAAGACGAAATCGGTTTATTAACTGGAAAAGTTCGTGGAAAAGTTGTTTATGCGGCTGGAGTTGGATATTACAATCCAAGTGAAATCGTTTGGTTAACTTACGAAGACTAATTCACAAAAAATAAAAAACCGACATTTGAAAAAGTGTCGGTTTATTAACTAATTTTAAATAAAAAATATATGTCTTGTTTAGTTTCAAAAGGAAAATTGCTTAATTGCAAGGACCAAAAAGGCGGAATCAAATCAATTTATTTCGCAAACGGAACGGCTGAAGATTTTGCATTCGTAATTGCATCGCATCAAGTTACATCATTGGGAACTTTAGACGAAGTTTTCAAATATGAAGTAAAAGCAACAACAAACACATTGACTGAAACTGGAACTTCTTCGGAAGACAACGGAACATTCTTTGTTGCTCAAGCATTAGCGGTTACATTGCCAAAATTGTCAGCGGATTTACAAGCACAAGCACAATTGATTTGTGCTGGAAGACCAAGCGTTTTTGTTGAAGACTACAACGGAAACATTGTTCTTGTAGGTGCTTTAAATGGTACTATGTCGAATATGACAAAAGTAACTGGCGGTGCGTCTGGCGATTTAAGCGGATTCACACTTGCAATCAATGCTGAAGAAAAAGACAATTCACCATTCTTGGATTCAGCAATGAAAACTGCATTAAAATTATTAGTATCTGACGTGGTGGTTTCATAAAAATCGGATTTTAATTGTTGAAAAACGCATTGCATTTATTTGTAGTGCGTTTTTTTGTGTTACAAAATTAAATAAAATTGTTATTTTAATATGGTAGTATTCAATCCAACAGACGAAATTCATTCATTGCGTTGCATTCCGAGAAATCATTCGGAAATTGTATTGCTAA